CCAGAAAGAGCAACGGCGATTTCGTTAGTCGTACCAAGGATCGACGTGAATAGGCTAGGCGCGCCTTGTGGTCCCGCTACTGTTACCACACTTGAATGAGCTGGTGCGCCAAGAGTGACATTCACTGTTCGTGATGGTGCATTAAGCGTGACGTTTATTGATGCAATATCTGTAGGCATCAATAGCTCACATCATTTTGAAGAGTGACGATGCCCCACAAAAGTGGGTAGTCATTGATAGGTGAATTCGCGTCCTGAAAGAACACGTCGTAATAAGCATTACCCGACCATGTGAACGTGTCAGTAACTGCTGATGTAAGCGATAAGGTGAATGTGCCGGCTGCTTGACTAATCCAAGTTAGAGTGAAAGTGGCAATAACCGTGTTGCCTGTATGTGCTTGGGTTGATCGAATCGTTGCGAGAATCGTTCCACCAGTCATATTGACTGGCGTATTGGTGCTATCAAATACAGCGAAGTTCCAAGTGAATGGAGCGCCTTGATATAGCTGAATGTCTTGTTCTTGTGGAACGATTGAAATAAGCGCGTTTGCCATTAAATAACTCCTGAGTTTCCAGAAGATATTTATGGGATCAAGCGTTAGGACACGTTAATCCCCGAATTTACCCTTGACGCTGCGCCTTCAACGCAAGATGACGTGCCTTTAGTCGTTGTCTTACCGCAGCGTCATTTTCCGCCATTTCTATTGTGGTCAGAGGCTGCCAAACACCATTAACGATAGTTCCAGGTTGATATGTTCCTTGGAGAACAGATTCACCTACCCCCGCCTGAATAGCTAAATCATTGTCCATACACTTTCCGTGTCGGATGATCTCACCAGTCGTGGTGTTGTAAGCGATAAATTCGATTTGAATAGACATTAGCGATAGTTCCATTGAACGGCAATTTGCCCATTGACCATTCGTGAAGTTGTAGCCGTGGCTGAAGTTGTCGTGTCGACGTATGCCGCTAACTTAACCGTGTGTGAACCGGCAGCAAGATAAGGCGCGAACGTGCCGTTCGTGTTGGTGTAGTAGGTGCTGTCCACCTTGATATATCCGTAAGCATCTGTTTCACCGCCACCAAGAGAGATGACGTTAAAACTTAACGCACCTGAACCGAAGTTGCCAAGGGTCCACGAGGTGCCATTGTTGAGGTCCACTTCATTGTAAGCGGTGATGTAGACGGTCGTTGCATATGCCAATGTGAACGTCACGGTGCAGTTGGCATTGTCGTAATACGCCGCGACGCCGGAAGTTGCGGTAAAATTGTAAGTCGAGGTCTGATTAGCAAGCGCTAGTCCAGAAACCGCACCATTATTGATCGTTGACGTGGTGATGTTGCCAGTTACGATGTTTCCGGTCGTTACCGTATTTGCTGCCAAGGTTCCAGCGAAGTACGCAGCCCCCGCAGCCGTGACGGTGAATCCTGGGGTGTTGATGAAGTAGGAACCACCCGTCGCAGACAAGTTGATTGTATTTGTGCCAGAGTTGTTCGAAATCGTTCCAGCAGTAAGCGTACCGACGTTTGCGGTGATTGCAGACAATGTACTTACGGAAAGGTTAGATGCTGTAATTGTATTTGCAGCAACTAAAGAACCGGTGATTGTTCCACCGACGATGTTACTACCGGTGATTGTTCCACCAGCAATGTTGCCACCCGTAATTGTTCCAGCTGCAATCTGAGTAGTTGTGATTGCTCCAGAAGCAATCGTTGAAGCAGTTAATGTACCTGCTACCATATTGCCAGCTGTGATTGTGGCGCCGGCAATATTGGAACCTGTGATTGTTCCGGCTGCAATTTGGGAGGTTGTGATTGTTCCAGATGTAATGTTAGCTGCAGCGATCGTTCCGGCTGCTATGTTGCCTCCGGTAATTGTGGCTGATGCAATCTGACTTGTGGTTATCGTTCCCGCTAGAATCAAACCCGCTGTGATCGTATTAGCAGCAATGTTCGAACCAGTGATTGTTGCAGCTGCGATTTGTGCACCTGTAATCGTTAAGGCTGCAATTTGACTTGCCGTAATCGTATTAGCAACGAGGTTGGATCCAGTAATCGTTCCCGCTGCAATGGTCGTACCAGTAATCGTTCCCGCTGCAATGTTACCTGCGACGATTGTGTTAGCCGCAATCTGCGATGTCGTGACTGCCGCTGCTGCAATATTGCCAGTTTGGATTGTGTTCGCACCAATTTGCGTAGTTGTGAGTGTTCCAGTCAATTGAGCAGTAGTTAGGGATGCAATTTGCGATGCGGTCAGTGTTCCAGTTATTTGTGCTGCCGTAAGAGATGCAATCTGAGCTGCTGTCAAGGTTCCTGTTACGTCAGTTGCTGCCACAGATGAAACCCATGACGTGCCATTCCAACGGTAGAGCTTGCTATCCGTCGTTAGGAATACAACTTGTCCAGTCGTACCTGACGCTGGAAGCGATGATACCGAAAGGATGCCGACCGGCGCCCATGCCGAACCGCTCCACTGGTAGAGGGTATTATTTGAAGTGTTGAAGAACAGCTGTCCTAGCGTTCCTGTTGCAGGTAGTGACGAACCAGAAGACGTACCCGATGCAATCCAAGAGGTGCCATTGAACGTATATAGCGTGTTGTTGGTAGTGTCATAGAACAAATCACCATTCGCCATTCCGCTTGTTGGCAAGGTTGGACCGGATGAGATACCTGCGGTCGATGGTGTAGTAAATGAAAGCTGGGATGAAAGGTTTAGACCTGTTCCACTAAGCGACTTACCGAACACATCATATGCCGCAACGATGTAATAGTAGTTCGTGGTTCTCGTAAGGGCATTGAACGATGCTATCGCTGTCATTCCACAGTCGGTGACGTTTGACGATGATGGGGTGAAGCCACTCGTAGTTGAGTGCCACACCAAATATCCGGCAATGTCAGTACCAGTCTCCGGCGTCCATGTGATGATTGCTGCCTTATCCGATGGGGTTGCAGAGATGTTCGATGGAACTGGTGGTGCCGCGTTAGTCAAAGTTGCAGTAATGCCAGTCGTTTTATTATTCTGAGAATCGCGACCTTGAACGGTCACAGCGATTGAACGGTTAGGACCGCCATCAGCTTGATTCATTGCCCATGTGTAGACGTAGGTCTGTGCCTGACCACCAATAACCGCGGGGACGATTACCTGACGAAGAAGTGTTCCACCAGTCGTCTTGAATGTGACAACAAAGTCCTTAAGCAAGCCTTGGTTAGCCGTTGGATTTGTAAACGTGATTGAAAGGTCTTCACTTGTCCATGCTGTTCCACCACCCATTACTGAAAGATTTGTTATCTCGGTAAGGGTTGTTGATGCACTACCACCTGTTGTGTTTAGTGTGTATGAAATTGTTGCTGGTGCCGAAACGTTACCAACAAGATTGACAGAGTAGATTAGGAAGTTGTAAGCGCCATCAACAATGTTAGGTAGTTCGAAGCTTGATGTTCTTGTTTGTGGCTCTGTATTGTACTGACCATTGTCCTTACGCCACTTCACTATGAACGCGATGTTTTGTGATGCGGGCGGTGTCCATGTAAGTGTTACACCATAGGTCAACTGCTGATTAACTGGATTGATGTACTGTGTTGGTGTTGCAGTCAGTCCTGTTGGCGCTAACGGTGCGACCTGTTGAGGCAATGTGTACGTTGGTGTTGGGATCGCAATGCCAGTATTGACATAGGTGTAATTGCCCGCGTTATAAAGTTGAGCAGTACATGTAACGATTTTTGTTACACCATCGACTTTGAGATCCACCATCTTGAACTGACGAGGTGCGGCAGCCGAAGTAACACCATAGACGCAATACTGGGTTGGAATTACTGACCAATTGCCAGCAATCGTTACCGTTGAATAGGTGCCGGCTGTTGTTGAGATACTGTGCGTTTCATACGTCACACCATCTTGAAGCAGTACTCCCACCTTTGAGCCGGTACCTGTGATCGTAATTGGCTGATCGAATGTTATTGTGTTTGTTGTTGCTGAAACCACGCGACCTGATACAGAGGTGGCAGCATAGTCATCATCGAACAAATCGAAGACATCGTTAATGTTGTAAAGCAAGCCAGGAAGACCGACATTGAATTCGACTTCCTCTGTGCACAATAGATTCTGATAAAGCCAATAACGTCCTGCTCGGATTGCTTGCCCTTCAGTTGTTGCACCGAATGCTGCAAGGTTATATGGTTGGTAGCCGTAACGAGCTAGACCACTTGAATCCGTTACCGATGATGTCTTTGGTAGATATCGTGGGTCCTGTGCGTTAGTCCAAGTGACGTTAACCGCAGTAGTACGGTTCGTTTGTGCTGTTGATTTGTATGTGAAATAAACCGATCCAGACTTATCACTTGGAATTACATTTGCTTTGTTAACAAGGTATCTCGCAGTATCTGGGCGATCTTGAAACAGTTCGATCAATCCCGAGGTTTGTCCTAGGGTCGCATTCATCATTCCGGCTACTTGATTCAAAGTAACAAGCATGTCCTGTCGATTTTGAAGTGCCGCATTGAATGTAAATCGTGGCTCTGTGACGCCGGTGACACCAGATGGAACTAGAGTATTGTTGAAGACTGATGCGTTATAGAACGAATACTTATCCACCATAGATGGTGTGATTCCGTACAAACCACATCCATACTGTGCATTTGTTAGCAAGTCATAAAGAATCCAAGCTGGATCGTCTGTAACTCCGGTTGTAAATGTGCCATCCCATAGTCCAGTGAATGTCCAAGTAGCTGGGTTATAGTTGGATGGGATCTGAATTGGTCCCCTTTGTACAAGGAACGACATGACTGGAATCGATGCGTTTGCACCTCCAATTGTTCGTGCATCGAGCGCAAGACCACAATATGCAATTCCGTTATATGGAAGCGTTACCTGTTGGACCTCTTCCACTGTGTAAAGGAACGTTTGGTTTTTTCGAGTCGAAGATGCGTTTTCTGGTGTGATACGACGACAGCGAATATCCCAAAGATTGCCTGGTGATGGATTGCTTACTTGGAACTGAATGACTGCCGCTGTTGAAGATTTGTCGTTAACGAATCGATCGATGACGTTCACCCAGGTTGAACTGGAGTGTGGCTTTACGTCTATTGCGATTTCAACGGAATCACCAATAATGTTTCCGTTGCTGTCTAAATTCTCAAGTCCATTAGGAAACTGAATTGCGACTTTGCAATAATCGACGTTGGCAGCACTGACGGAATAGATGACTGGTGCTGGTGCGACAAGCGGAACTGTAGTACCGCCAGTGAATTGTTGATTGACCGAAATGACAGACGATGCTGATGGGAACGCTGGGTTCGTCATCGGTGTCTGTGATGGGGAACCGTTACGGTATTCCCAATACGTTGCACCACCGCCTACGTATAGACCGGAAGTGCCTGTTGTCTGATTGAAGTTACCGAAGTTGTATGAGCCGTTGCTATTAACGAGCGGAACGCTGTTCAAGAAAATCGATTGTCCGTCGCCGGTATAAAGGTTTACTTCACCTTCACCAAGCAGATTGAGGACCTTTACAATTTCATCAGTGATGAGTGTGTCATTGGATTCTGATCCGCCGCCCCCGCCACCAGATTTACCTCCTCCACCAGCGCCTTCTGTGATTGTGTCTTCTAATAGATGCTTCATACGATATTGTAATAATCTTCATCCGACGAAATAATCGTGCTGCCGACGAGGACTTTCTTCCCATAGATAATTGGTATTGGACCGCCTTGATCTGTTGTGTTGGCTGGTCCGTTAAACATTGTGTCTTTTGCTCCACCTGAACCATTTGAGTTGGTTTGTAGGTGAGTCATTAATTTTGTTGTGACGTATGAGACGACAAGTGCGATGACGGCATAGATGACAAAGTTCCACGCACCTTCTGTACTTGCTGCTACGTGTAGATTCTTCGCCTTGCTGCTGAATTGGAATCCATCTTCCACTGCGGCTGGGTTCTCGTCGTTATCACCTGTTTGAACGATGTGGACTGCTCCAGCTCGACGCATAGCCATATCAACGTCTGGTCCCTGTGCTTTGAGTGCAAGGAACAATTCGTGCTGGGTGTTCACGTCAAGGCGGAAGTCACTGACTCCTGCTGCCTTTGCTAAACTTCCATGTAATTTGATGTTTCTAATCACGGTGTAAATCTCACTACGTACTGGGTCTTTTTCGCGTATTGATCCCATCTGGTTTCATGCGCATATCGTTCAACGAACTGATGAAGGAACTTGTTGTTTCCGTTAATCACGCCAAGGTGGTTAACCACGGATGCACCACCCTCATTTATGACTGCAACGTCACCGACCTGTGCCTTCTCGGTTGGATGCTTGGTTGCAAACGGAATCTTCAATATTCCTTCTTCGATGCTATTTATCCCTTCACGCCAGAATCCCCACTTACGCGTGAAGTTAGGAAGGACGATTCCAGTGTTTAATTTGTGCCAATCACGAACGAGCGAATAGCAGTCAGCCGTGAACCAAGAAAATATACGAGATTCAATTGGCTGCGTTTCCTCGGTCAGCCATACAAGCTCGGAGATGCCTTCACCATCTGTTGCGGTGATTCCCCAAGGCACATCATCATTAATAAACCCCTGCTGATCGTGTTCCGAGGGCCATGCAGGGTTGTAGTGCTGCTGAACAAACCATTTGCTATTGGCAAGTTCATATGGGTGGGAATGAAGTACGGCTTGAATAGGACCGTATTGGATTTCTAACTCAAGACGTTCTCGTTCGATACGGAACATCTTTGTTGGCTCTGGGTGGACGTTCTTACATGGGAAGTAAACGTTACCGATCAAGAGACCGCATGCTTCTTCTGGGTATCTTGCTATTACATCCTTCTTGAATTGTTCATATGCTTCGTTAGTTAATTGCAATCGGCTCCTGTTGTGTTTTCATCCACGTAATCAATTTCTCAAAGTCCTCACGCTGTCCGTTAGACTTCAGGTTGTTGGCTTTCCAGCTAATAACGACCACATTCCCAGGTATATAGCCTTTACTATTATCTATTCGATCTATCGAAGGACTGTCATCCAATTGAGCGGAGTTAGAGTAGTTGAGTGGGATTCCAAGAATCGGACAGACTGTATTCCAAGTAATATCTGCTTCTGTGATCGTGAACTCCATTCCGCGTGTTTTCGCTCTACCCTCGGCCACCTTTAAACGGACTCTTGCGAAATTCTTGAGACGGTAAGCTTTTGTCGCTGCATCTCGTTTCGCTTTAAACTCTGGATCTGCTGAACACTTGCTCATGAATTGCTTCGCTGATTTCTGTGTCTGTTTCTTATGTGTCTCCGTATGCTTGTATACTTCGTTGTAGTGCTTCCGATTTCGTTCTTTTAGATGCTCTCTATTCTTTGCTCTCCATTCTCTTGCATACTTTGTCGCTGCTGCTTTTTGTTCCGGTGTGGTCATACTCATCTCCTTAAACAAGTATTTATGTTCCGGAAGCCATTTAGTGCAGAATTATTTACTGTAAGCGATATGGGGTCACGCCTGGAAAATATACGCCGTCGGGTGGGTTGATATTTGCGTCCTTCAACACTTGCCGCACAGGTAGAAACATTCCAGGCAGATCCAAAGGACTTGCCAACGCCCATTGAATCTGTTGGTTTGTTTGAATGAGCTTTTGAAACACACGCCATACTTGAGGACCAACAAACTGTGTTGTGTCTGGATTTGCCTGTCCGTCAAGGTATGAGACTTTTGTCTTCCAATGAGTCAGTGTTGCTCCGGTCAAGTCTCCATACGCAATTACTTGAGCGAGAATTGGACCACCAACGTTCGAAATAATTAGCGTTGGTTGCGGTAGTGAGGAGCTTGATGTCTTCTGCTCGAGGCTGTCTATGCCAATAGGAATTGTTGAGTACGTCTGACCACCCCACACAAGAGCGGCACCATTTGAATAACACTGTGGCGAAAATGAATAGACAGGACCGCCAAACGCTGATGCATCGAGCTTATATAGATCTACGACACCATCATTGGAATGAAGTACTTGCAGGTTTGCTTGAATCGTTGGTGTGGTCATTAGAAGCTTTGCTCGATGTTAAAGGTGAATGCATTTACGTTTCCAGGAAGTGGAGTCTTTTGGTATCCATCTTTTGTAATCCAATAGGTGAATGCGGAGTTTAGAATTACCCCGTCTCCATTAAATGTAATCCATGGTGGATTTGCATTCAGCCACGTAATTAGTGTTGCTGAATCTGTTGCATTCAAGTTGTCGAATGTAATTTGCCACGTGTCCTTGATTGGATTTGCACCATCAGGCGTTCGTGCTTCATATCCATTGCCATACTGATACGAAAGAATGCGATACGTCTTCGTTTGTTGTGTTTGCTGTGATGCCGAACTTGGTGTTAGACCTCCGAATATTGTCATGTGTCAGTCCTTAATATGCGAACGCTTGTCCGGTGTTGTGCAAAAGTCCACCAGGGCGCTGTGC